GGTAAGATGATAAACAAACCAGCTGAAGAACTCTATTCATCACGATATGGGTTTCATTTACCTAACATGAAGTTTTGTGAACTACTGATTCAATACTTTCCATTTGAAGATGCGTTCATAATTGGTGATTGTAGTATTTACAACAAGTTTGGAAAGGAATTTACAGATGATGAACATAGACACTTTCATGAATAATTTGATAGGGATAGGGGGTTTTGAAATCTACAACAATATGTACTGCAAACGTTCGTGGAGCTTTTTTTACACATTTACAAGTTAGGGGATGGGTAGGAAAGGACCAACACCACAACCAATTGCAGTGCTGAAGGCAAAAGGCACAATAAACGTGACACGTGCAAACGATCCAATTGCAGACACGAATGCTTTGCAATGGGTACACAACGAAGTTCCATCTGCACCTGAAGATTTGAATGATGTTGCAAAACAAATGTGGACACAACAACTTATGCAGTCACAAAAATTGTATGGTTATATATCATTCATTGACCTGACTTTGTTCAAGGAATATTGTTATGTGTATAGTGAATTGGAATGGTTAAAAGAAAATACAAAAGGTCGATTTTATCTTGATGACAAGGGTGCAAAAAAAATTGATCCTTTGTATATGGAACTGAATAAATTAAGAAAGGACTTTTTGAGATTGTCACAAGAGTTTGGATTTAGTCCATCAGCAAGAACAAGAATTCAACTACAACAAAAACCTGAAGAAGATAAGGACATTTATAGTGAAGGAATATAACATGAAAAAAAACAAAATTTATTATTTAAAAAAGTATCACAAACCATTAATCACATCAAAGGCAGAAAACACAAAAGCTGTTATTGATATAATTTCAAATGATATGATTGTTGGTCATTATCTTGATGGTTCAGACACAACATTTAATTGTTGCAAAAATGAATTTAGTAAGATTTTTTCAGGCAAATGTGCTAATGGCATATAAAACTAATTTTAAAAATATCGACCTTGATAAATACTACTTTGATGAAAGGACTGCAAACATTGTGGTCCAATATATTGAAGAGAATGTCAAGCACGTAAAAGGTGACAAAGCTGGTGAACCATTTATTTTGGAGCAATGGCAAAAGGATGATATTATAAAACCATTATTTGGTTGGAAACACAAAAAAACTGGACTTCGAAAATATACAAGTGCATATATTGAGATACCAAAGAAATCAGGCAAATCATTTTTGGCTGCATCGATTGCGTGTATATTTTTAGACATTGAACGTGAAGGTGGTTCTGAAATCGTTTCACTTGCTTGGGGAAGAAAACAAGCCAGTTTAGTTTTTAATGCAACAAAAGAAGTAATACAAAAATCACCAAGATTAAAAGCAAAGTGTAGTATTTATAGAAATTCAATTACTGCACCTGACCACATTGGTGGTTTAAAAACTTATCAATGTTTGTCAAAAGAAGCTGGTGGAGAGGATGGAATAAATCCGCAATTAAGTATTTGTGATGAACTCCATGTTTTTAAGAACAATGAAATTCTTGAGATGGTTGAGAAATCACAAGGTGCAAGGAAACAACCTTTGTCATTTATTATTACAACTGCTGGTTCTGATTTATATGGAATAGGGTATCAAAGACATGAACAAGGCATTGACATTGCAAAAGGTTTAATTGAAGATGAATCACAACTTGTTTGCATTTATGGTGCAGACAAAGAAGATGATCCATTTGATGAACGTACTTGGAAAAAAGCAAATCCAAATTACAACATATCAATAGGCAAACGTGCCTATGAAAAGGAAGCAAACAAAGCAATGGTGAGTGCAGCAAGTTTGAACTCATTCAAAAGATATTATTTAAATGTTTGGACACAATCAAAAGATGGATGGATTAATGATGAGGTATGGACCAAATCACATTGGGATTTTGATGATGAGATGTTGCGTGAATATCCTTGCTATGGTGGACTTGATTTGTCATCACGAAGTGACATCACTGCATTTAGTTTAGTTTGGAAAATAGATGAAAAATATTATTCTAAAAATTGGTTTTGGCTTCCTGAAGATAAAGGAACACAATCGGCTGACAAAAAGAATATCCAATATCGTGAATGGGTTAGGGATGAACACATTGAAGAAACAAGTGGGAATGTGATTGACTATGATTTTATAATATACAAACTTGGTCAGTTAAACAAGTTGTATGATATTCAATCCATTGCTTATGACAATTGGAACTCACATCACATTGCACCAAAGTTGTATGAAGAAGGATTTGACTTGATTGAATTTAGACAAGGTTTTAAATCTATGAACGCACCAACAAAAGAACTTCAAGCAGCGGTTGAAAGTAAAAAGTTTAATCATGGCAACAATCCAGTGTTGCGTTGGATGGTTGGAAACGCTTCGGTCAAGTCTGATCCCGCTGGAAACATTAAACTTGAAAAAGACACACGTTCACCAAATAAAAAGATTGATGGATTGATTTCAAATATTATGGCGTTTGGTTTGTGGCTTGATAAACCTGACTCAAACAAATCTTATTTAGAACAAGGTGATTTATACATAATATGAAAATACCAAAAAAAATATATGATGTATTAAACAATAAAAGGAACTTTGATTTCTTGTTTCTTGAGATGTTAAGACATCACACCAGTGAAGATGCCTATGATGCTGCACTTGATTTGGTTCGTGAATATGCACCACATTTTAATCATTACAAAGATTTTGATTCTTATCGTGTTATATTATCAAATAAAAACAATCGTGAGATTGAAGTTCCTGAAGAAATAATTGATGCGGTAACAAAAGGAATTGATGACTTGTTTCACAAACACTTAAAAAAGGTTAAGATTCGCAAAATGGCATATGATCAATGTGTGAAAGAAATCAATATTTATTTACCTGACTATAAACCACACAGAAATTATCAATCATTCAAAGCATTGCAATCAATTAATTTTAAGAAAAAATAATTTTTTTTGGTATTCTAATTATTTTGTGTAAATTTGTTATACAATAAACAATAAGAGATATGACAAATACAACACAACTACAAAAATTAGATTCATTATTAAGTTTCTTTAATTATAATAATGAGATCACAAAAGATGTTTTTAATGACTTATTAAATTATCAAGATGAATTTAAATTATCATTAGAAGAAACTATAAAAGTTTTTATGTTTGATTTTTGGAATAATGAATATAAACATTATATGAGAGATTTAAAACCATCATATAAATATGAAGTTTATAAAGAATTAAAAGATTGGGATTTAGAATTAGATGGTAAATCAGATTTACATTTAGAACTTATACAAGGTGTTATTGGTGACTACACAATTAATGGTGAAGATGATTCACAAAGAGTTGAAAGATTAGAAAACGCATATATTTAATAAACTCAAAACCTAAAACAAACAAACCCTTGCAGAAATGTAAGGGTTTTTTAAGTTAAATATTTTACATATTTTTAAAAAAGTAATGTTTCATTTTTGCAATAGTGAATTTATTTGGGTTTGAAATCAAAAGAATCAATCCAGTTCTATCCGCAAAAAAAGGTTTCTTAAATGCAAACTTTGGTGGAATGGTTGGAAGAACACCAGTCACTGAAGAATCCGCAATGGGTTTGTCAGCATATTGGGCTGGAGTAAGAAGAATTACCGAATCAGTGGCAATGTTGCCAGTTGAGGTTTTTCGCAAACAAAACGGAAGAAGGGAAATTGTTGCACATCCAACAGAATACTTGTTGAATGCTGAAGCAAACTATGAATCAATTTCTTTTGACTTTACACAAATATTAATCACATCGGCCATCAATCATGGTAATGGTTTGGCCATTATTGAACGTGATCAGTTCGGAACACCAACATCATTGGTCAATGTAACTCGTGAACAATGCGAACCAATCAAATATGATGATGAGATTTATTGGAAGGTTCAGGTCAAGGAAGCATACAATGAAACTGAATCATTGCTTGTTAAAGATGCTGACATGATAAATCTTCGTGGGTTTGGAGTTGATCCAGTTGTTGGACTTTCGGCAATACAAGCACACAAACAAAATCTTGGTTTATCTATTGCAGCACAAGATTATGGTGCTGACTTTTATAACAAATCTGCAAGGATTGATGGATTCATTGAATATGCTGGTGTGTTAAAACCTGAAACAAAAGATGCAATCAGTCAACAATGGACTGCAAACTATGGACCAAATGGAACACGTGGAACTGCAATTCTTGATGCTGGTTCAAAATATCATCGTATTGGTTTGCCGCCTGAAGATGCTCAATTTATAGAAACAAGAAAATTCCAAAAGAATGAGATTGCAACCATTCTTGGAATACCATCACACATGATTAATGAAATGGAAAATTCAACGTTTTCAAACATTGAACATCAGTCCATTGAATTTGTGACTTATTCAATTGGAACGTGGATTGAAAAGATTGAACAAGAATATAGACGAAAACTATTAAAAGATACAGAAAAACTTGACCATTATTTTAAGCACAATGTTGATCGTTTACTTCGAACTGATGTTAAGACAAAAGGGGAATACTATCGATTGATGACTGACATTGGTGCTTATAGCATAAACGATGTACTTGAGTTAGAGGATAGAAATCCAATTGAAGGCGGTGATGAACGATATGTTCAGATAAATAGAATACCAATTCAAGACATGGACAATTATTATAAGAAGGAAGATGGCGAGTTATAGTGATTATCCTGATGCGGTTTCAAACAATGCAAAACGTGGCATTGAGTTAAATGAAAAGGTTGGCAACAAATGTGCAACCGCTATTGGCAAAAAAAGAGG